AAACGGCCTGCCGGTGACCGACGAAAACATCTTCATCATCGGTGCGCTGGCGACCAAGGGCGGCAACAAGGGGCTGGACTTCCTCAAGGGCAACTTCAAGGTCTCCGTGCCGAAGAAAAAGCCGGCTCCGGCCGCAGCACCTGCGCCGGCAGCGCCCGTTGCGGCAGCGCCTACTGCCTCGGTGTCGGCGGCGCCGGGCAGCGTCGTTGCGTACAACCTCAACGTCGAGGGCAAGACCTACCGCCTGCAGGTCGAAACGCTCTGACCGGGCGCATGGAAAAAAGAGTGGGGGCGGCGCGTGGATTCTGCCCAACTTATTTCAGCCCATGCTGCCACATTTCCGCCACGAGGTGTTTCGTCCGATCCCAGATATCTCGGCAGCCATCTTTCCCCCACCTCGGCGGTGTATTCCTTTTGGCTTTTCTTCCCAGTCATGATGCTAAGACTACGCCTTTGACTATTTCGGACAATTAACATTTATGCAAATCAATTGAATTGATTCCACACGAGGTCGCCATGTCAAACCGAGTTTCTCTCAAGGCCGTCCAGGCGTTCGAAGCCGCCGCGCGCCTCTCGAAGTTCTCCTTGGCCGCGGAGGAACTGTTCGTCACGCAGTCGGCGATAAGCCACCAGGTTAAGTTTCTCGAGGAACAATTCGGCGTACAGCTTTTTCACAGGGTGCATCGCGCGGTGATCCTAACCGACGCCGGGCGGCGCTATGCGGAAGAGATATCGGCGGCCTTCGCTCGTATCGAGACTGCGACGCGCGATCTTGGCCGGACGACGAAGAGCGACATCCTGACGGTCCATTCGACGCCGAGCTTCGCTACCCAATGGCTGATGCCACGACTGGCGCGATTCAGCGCCCGCAATTCGGACATTGATGTGCGCCTGAATGCCTCGAAGGACCCGGTCGACCTAGTTACCAGAGCCGTCGACGTGGATATCCGCTACGGCTCGAAGAACATCCTCCCCCCCGGAATCATTTCTGTACCGTTTCCACCGGAGATGATCGTACCGCTCTGCTCGCCGGAGTTGGCCAACGGCCCGTATCCGATCCGGACGCCGGCCGATCTCGGCCATCACCCGCTGATCCACAGCGAAGTCTGCCTGATGAGTTGGCTGGACTGGACACGCCAGCACCCCGAAGTCAAACTCGACCTCAAGCGCGGTTTGCGCTTCGACCGTTCGTTCATGGCGCTCAGCGCGGCAGCGGACGGCCTTGGTGTCTGTCTGGACAGTTTGCTACTGGCTGAGCGGGAACTGGAAACCGGGCGCCTCGTCGCCCCGCTGGGCTTCGAAGGGATGGAATTCAGCGGCTATTCGTTCAACACGTTGAAATCAAGCGCAGACCTGCCGAAGGTCCGCAACTTCCACGACTGGCTGTTCTCCGAGTTGCAGGACACGCCGTCGCACAACACGATGGCAACATCCTTTCCAGCGGAGGCATCAAGCCGTTGATTAAGGCACAAATGGAAGGAACGGCCACGCAATAAGAAAGGCATATTCTGGACATACAAAGGCGCTGTAACAGGCGCCTTCACTATCTAACGAGGCCTAATAGCGGGTAAGAATCCGGGGAAATCCTAGTGGCTTCGCTTTCAAAATGGTTTTTTAACGGCCTGTTTGCGTACTTTCTGCCTGAATGGCTGTTGACCGGCGTATTGCCGCCCGAGTCACGTCGATGGCCAAAGGTCGGCAATGGCCGAGGACTTGCCAGCGAGCCGTCGTTGTGAGTGACCGCTGCGTAGTAGCAACCTGTCGGTTGCCGGGATAATTTCAGGTTGAGAGTCACACAATCTGTCGCTGCTTTTCCCAATCCGACGGCCATGACTGCCGCATCACCTGCTCCAGCACAATGTCCGGCGCGCACACCAGTTGTTCGATGACCTCCGGGGCCAGCAGGGTCAGCCGCATGACCCGGCGCACTTGCGTCACGTCCATGCCTTCAGCGTCGGCGATGTCGGCAACCGACGCAGATCGCTTCTCATCCAGCAGTCGCTGCCAATGGTGTGCCAGTCCGAGCGCCCGCATCAGTGCGCTGTCTTGCGCTGCTGCGTGAGCTACCCGCTCCCGGGTGGCTTCGGACCGGAATTCCTGCGGCGCATCGAGAGGGGTGATGACCTGCTTCTTGAAGCCGCGCTTGACCAGCGTCCAGGGCACAAAGGTTTCAAGCCGTACGCCGCCAGCCGGGGCCGGAATCTGGTGGGTAATGGCGCGACCGGTCTGTTTGCCGTAGGTCTTCTTGGGCATCGGTCGTCCTCTACTTGAACTGCTCAAGCATCTGGCGCTGCTCTGGCCAGAGCGCAGGAATGTCGTTTCGCATCAGCCAACGTAGCGTCAACCGCCGAGGCTGGATTCCGGACATCAAGCGCTCGACGATGTCCGGAGCCAGACGTGCCAGGCGCATTACCCTGCCGACGGTGGTGGGCATCAACCCTTCGGCGCGCGCGATTTCGACCACGCTCTTGAACGCGCCGGCGTCGAGCATAGACGACCAATACATCGCCCGCGCTACAGTCTCGATGATCCCGGCGTCGTGCGCGAATTCCTTCCCGTCGACCAGCAGTTTTCCTTTCTTCCGTTTGTGCGGCAGTGGCACAAAGGTTTCGAGCGGGCTGTCCATCAAGCTTCGATCTCCACCAGTTCCTCGCCAATACTCCTCGGCGCGAATTCGCCGATCAGGGCGTCCCAGCCCAGTTCCCGCCACTTGACCTTGATGCCCTGTACTTCGCCGATGTGAACGAGGTCGATGCGCTCGATCATCAGGTTGGCGATGCGGTGACGCTCGACCGGGAACAACTGATCCCATACGTCGTTGAGGCGCCCCATTGCCATCACCGTGGTGGCCTCGTCGATCTGCGCGCCGTTGCACTGGATGTGGCGCACTACCGCGGCGATAGATTCCGGGCTGGTCAGGACCGTGCGGATCTGGGCAACCACTGCCGCCTCGATCTCAGGCGCGGGCAGTCGCGCGAAGCTCTTGCCCGGGGCGCCGAAGCGGCTTTCCGATTTGGATACGTAGTAGTGATACTTGTGACCTCTCTTGCTCGAGTAGGTCGGGTACATCCGCTCGCCCGAGGGGGCGTACAACAGACCGCGCAGCAAGGCATCGGTGCGCGACCGGATCTTGGTTTCCACCGACCGGGCGTGGCTATCCTTGGCCAGCACCGCGTGAACCTTGTCCCACAACGCCTGTTCGATGATCGGCGGGTGTGCGCCGGGGTACCAGTTCCCCTTGTGCGACAGTTCGCCCAGATAAATGCGGTTGCGCAGCAATTTATGCAGGTACTTCTTGTCGATGCGCGTGCCGCAGCGGGTCTGGCCCTCTTGGGTTGTCCAGGCCTTGGTTGTGATCCCTTCGGCGGTCAGATTGGCGGCGATCTGTGTTGGCGAACCGATGGTCAGCATTTCCTCGAAGATACGGCGTACCACCGCGGCCTCGGCGTCATTGATGACCAGCTGGCGGTTTACGACGTCGTATCCGATGGACGGGACCCCGCCCATCCACATGCCTTTCCGCTTGGCGGCCGCGATCTTGTCGCGGATCCGCTCGCTGGTGACCTCGCGCTCGAACTGGGCGAAAGAGAGCAGGACGTTGAGCATCAACCGGCCCATCGAGGTGGCCGAGTTGATCTGCTGGGTGACGGCGCTGAAACTCACGTCATGCAGGTCAAACACGTCCACCATCTTGGCGAAGTCGGCGAGGCTGCGCGTGAGGCGGTCGATTTTGTAAACCACCACGATGTCGATCAGGCCGCGCTCGATATCGGCCAGCAGCCGTTTCAACGCCGGCCGGTCGGTGTTGCCGCCGGAGTAACCGGGATCGTCGTAGTCGTCGGCGACGGGAATCCAGCCCTCGGCGCGCTGACTGACGATGTAAGCGTGGCCGGCTTCCTTTTGGGCGTCGATGGAGTTGAATTCCTGGTCGAGACGTTCGTCCGATGAGACGCGGCAGTAAACGGCGCAACGTTTGCGGGCCTTGGGACTCGCGATTGGGAGGGCTTCGTTCATCGTGCGCCTCCCTTTCGAACCAAACCGAAGAACAGCGGCCCCGACCAGTGGGCACCGGTGATGTGACGGGCCACGGCGGTCAGACTCTTGAAGGTGTGGCCCTCGTAATCGAACAGGCCGGCGGCGGTGACCGTTACGCGATGATCGCGATCCCCCCATTCACGCAGCAGGATCGTGCCGGGCGCGAAATCGAATTCGCGCGGCTTTTCGCGCAGCTTGATTTTCGAGTGCTTGGCGCCGATGGCTTCCAGCCGTTTCCTCGTCTCGGGCGCCAGCCCGCCAAAGACTTCCTCCTGCAGCTTGTAGGCAATGCGGGATTCGACGTGCGTGCGATTGGGGTATTGGGGGCGATGCTGGAAGTACCGATCCCACACCGTCCAGAGTTCCGGCATCGGCAGGGTGGACAACTCCGCAATCCGGGCAGCGACAGTGGCGTGTTCCTCGTTCATTGCAACTTCTCCTGTGGATAGGGGGTTGTATGAACGCGCTGGTCGGGCAGGAAGCCAAGGCCAACGTCTCTCTCTTTCGACGCGTCCGCGACGAGTGTGCGGACGATGGCGGCGGCAACGATGGTGGTGATTTCGCCAGCACGGTCGCCGGCGGACATAGCTGAGGGAGAGGCGAGTTCGAGGTTCTTCATGACGGCTCCGGAGAATTGCAACCGTCAGGGATAATATGTCCGATTTTCTCGACTAGATGGGAACGTAGGGTAATGGCGAGTAATCGACTGATTTTCCCCGGGCTGTGTCTGGCCTTTTCCCTTTCATCCTGGGGCGTACTGGCCGACACGTTGTGAGAGCAAACCCCCAAGCATTGAAGTGGGGCACCGTGAGAGGGATTGCGCGTTGATAAAACAGTTGACGCCAGTGCGCGGAGTTCGCTATTGTCGACGGTGACCAATTACCCATCGCAAACCGTCAATGCCATTCGGAGACTTCATCAGACAGAAACGGGAGGAAGCCGAGATCCCCCTGAACGACTTCGCCCGACGCATCGGTATTTCACCGGCGTACTGGTCGCGGATCGAACGCAATATGGAAAAGCCGCCCAAGGATGATCTGATCACCAAGGCGGCTCAGGAACTGCACTTGGACTTGGATGAGGTTTTCGTGCAGGCCAATCGGTTGCCGCCAGAACTGCAAAAAAATCTCGGCGATGTTGTCTTAGCCTATCGTAAGCGCCCAACAGCCAAGGGCTGAGTATGACGTCGCTCTCGGTTGCTTACCGTTACTCCGGCCATTTTCGGCCGCACTTCCTCAAAAATCCTGAAATCGAGGAAACCGCGAACGCGGTGCGTGCGCAACTGATTGCCCAGGACGCCGACCGGTTGCCGCTCGCGACCCTGCGCGAGATTTCCAGCCTCAACGTCAATGGCCTACGTTTCGACCTGTGGGTCAGTCTCGATCACGCGGTCACCGACCATGAAACTGGAGAGACCGTGTGTGGTCTGTGCGAGTTTGATCCGGGAGCCGGGGAAGATGCCGTGTCGCTGCTGGTATCGCCTGTTGGCGAAGGCATGACGGATGAGCTGGTGCTCAGCACCTTCGGCCACGAACTCGGCCACGCCGTGTTCGATGCACCGGGATGGATCGCGGATTCGAAAGTGTCCCCCGGCCTTTTCGATACGCCGGATCAAACACAGCGGCAGGCCTATCGCACCACGACGTACGATGCCGGACACTTGACGACCCCGGGGGCGCCGCGCGCTCATGAAGAGGGGCTTCTTGCCCGGATTGTCGAAACCGAGCGGGGAAAGGAAAAGCGAATTGCAGAATTCCGCGCCAATGAATTCATGGGCGCACTGCTGGTGCCGCGTCGCCGCCTCATCGAGGCGGTCATCGAGTTGGCGCCAAAACATGACGTGACGGTGGTGGCGCGAGCGGACTTGCTGGATGAGGATATCCCCACGGCGGTTACCCTCCAGGCCAATGGACCCTTTGGCGAATTTGACCTGGAGAGTCTGCAGAAAGCCATTGGGAAGCGCTTCGGTGTGCATGGCCGCTTCATCAAGGTTCGCATGGCGCGATACGGCTTGCTGGCGGAGGGGGCTTATTGAGGTAGGGGTCCGGGTCGATCCGGACTCGGGTTGCCGGCTGCGCGCCGGCGTTTTTTAGGCGGTAACGTTGCGCGTTCGCGCAACGCGCAATAGCGAAGGAGATGTGATGGTCGCGGTAACCGAACAGCAACAAGAAGCGCAAGACGAAGGCCAAAAAGCCAATTCGCGGGTGGCTGCCATTCCGCCCGGTCACGGCCCAAAACAGCCTGCCGCTGACCGCGGCCCCGATTTGCTGCCGGACATGGAGCATTTCGTCTGGCTGGTACGCAAGATCAAGAACATCCCCTTACTTCGCCGGTTGCTGAGAAACGAGGGGGTTCATGTGCCGGAACCCCTCGTCGAGAAAATGGAGAAGACCAAAGGCGGCCTGTCTCCGGCCGTGCGACAGTCCCTGTACCCCCTGGTTGGTGAAGCATCCCCGGTGACACGGCAACGGCTGGAACGGATTGCCGAGCGTATCGAAATTCTTGGCGACGATTACGGAAAGCAGGCCGTACTTTCCCTGTGCGATGAAGATGATGAGAAAGATGCCGTCGTGCTGGGTCTTCACGGTGACCCTCATGGCCGTTCGCTCTATCTGTATCTCGAACAGGAATACCCGGAGAAGCATCGTCCGGGCGGAAAGCGCTTCGATCAGGCTGAGCGGATTCAGTTGATGAACCGGCAATGGCGGAGCGAAGCGTATTCCAGTCATTACCGTGGTCCGCTGGGCCCGACGCCGAAACTGGATGACGCGATGCAGGAACGCATCAAAGAAAAAATTCTGCTCCTGTACCCCAATGCGCCCCGGGACGACGTCATCATCGAGCAATTCAGCCGCCGCGACCTGGGCCATGCGCACAGGCACGACGACGGTGATGACGAGGAAGCCGCGGAGGAGGTACTGGACACCCTGATCGTCACGTTCAATGGTGCCGAAGTCCATTACCCGAAGGTCGAGCAGGGCGAGGAGGTCTCTCATGGCGACCTGGCGGCACTGTCGATCCGATTTTCACGCGAGCCGGCCACGGGGGCGCTGAGTGTATTCAGCGATGATCGTGAGATTCGGCGCGATCTGGCCGCGGTTTTTCGTGATGTGGCGCTCGCGGTTGACGGCGCAATCGAGGACATGCCGATGCTGGAATTCGATCTTTCGGCCTTCGTCTCGCCGAGCGTTCTGGACAGGCTCGTCAGCGAACGGATCGAAGGCGTCGAGCGCATCGATATTCAGCACCTCAAGGTGGCCTGCCCGTCGCTTCGTAAAATCCACGATGAGGCAGGGGGGCGGGAGATTGTTCAGGAACTGAAAAGCACGATGACCCTCCAGCCCGATCGTCGCGATGATCGAAACGTTTACGAGGTAGCTTGCCAGGACTATCAGAATCCCGACCTGTCTGTTTATTTGCCGGTGCAAGTCAAGCTGGTGATGCACATGGCCAAACAGCGCCATCGCAAGACCCACAAGGTGTCGGTCCAAATCACCGCGCCCAACGGTTTCAATGATCGCAGCAAGACCGAGGATGACCGCAAGCTGGTTATGGCCCAGTTGGAAAAGCTTGGCATGGTGGTCACGTTCTGATGTCCGGCACCGGCCCCGCCCACCTCGCCTTTTTGACCGCGCTGGAGCAGGCCAGGGATCTGACAAAACCGGTCTGCGCCTTTCGGTTGGGGAAGGGCGGCGATGAGTTCGTGCACCGTCGCTGGCTACGCCCGGCGGGTGCCTACCTCACGCGCCCGATGGTTTCATTTCTGGACGGCGAGATCGAGGTCGACGTCGATATTGACGAGGAGGGCGGGGTCTACCGTTATCGCAGCCCGCAGTGGCGCTCGCGCACTCTGACGAGGCCTCTTTCGGAAATTGCGCTGTGTGAGTTTTGCGTCGATGCCTGGTTACACGATCTGGGCGAATGGGTCGGGCTGGTGAAACCACGAGCAAAGGCAAAAACGCGCATCCCAGGGCACCTCTGGCACCTTGGTGATTTTTGTGACGACACGATGTCCGAACCTGCCCCGGTGCTCATCGCCAGGCGGTGGCAGTTTGCCTCGCTCGAAGCGATAACGGCGGTTCTTGCCGATCCGGCCTGGGGGCGGCGCGGCATCGTTCTGACGCGTGAGCGGCCGTCCCCGCCTCTCCCCGGCGTCCATGAGGCGCGGGCACTTTCGGATTTCATTGGCGCGTCGGACGGGGAGGACCGATTCGATTCCGCCGCTTTCGTCAGGGTGCTACGCAGCCTGACACCGTCACGTGCGTCCGATGAGCGAGTGCAATACCTTGATGGCCATGATCTGAAGCTCCCCCATTTAGGCACCGCCATTCGGTTGTCGCCAGCACGGCTCCGGATTGTCAAGGCGTGTTGGGGAACGGATGGGTATAAGCCGCCAGTCGTGAAATGGGCAGAGACAAAGATCGCCGCCAACGCCTCGTATCAGTCTTTCGACGATGCGTTCCGTGATGGAAAACTGAAGCGAGAGGATGTTTTTGAACTGGTCGAGCACGGGAAATACCGCCTGCGGCGAAACCCATAAATCCCCCATAAGCGTTCCCGCACACCCCCCATAAATCTGTGCGGAAACTTCGATGTGCCCTTTTTGAACAGGAGGCACATCGAAATGCAAACGCACTACCCTTCAGCAACAACCGGGCGGATGGGCCGCTCGGAATTCCCAGCCGGTGTGAAACGTCTGGCGCTCAACGAGTACGAGCTCGCCGAGCGCTGGCGCGTGTCGGTCAAGACTTTACGTCGTTGGCGCCAGGAAGCGCTGGGTTGTCCGTTCATGAAGCTCGGGGCGAGGGTCTCCTATGCCCTGGCCGACATCGAAGCTTTCGAACGTCGCGTCTCGCGTTGTTCGACCTCGGTGCGGGCGTACCTGTGAGGGGATGGCCATGAACGATCTGACCCTCTTCCCCGCCGATCTTGCCGAGATGTCCGTCAGCCAACTGGCGGCACTGCCGCCCGCGCAGAAATGTGAAGTCGACAAGAATCTCGCGGCCGCCATCGACTGGCTCAAGAAGGCCCGGACCAAGTTCGATGCGGCGCTGGAGCAGTGCTACGGCGAGCAGGCCCGCGCCACGCTGCGTAATTCCGGACGCGACTTCGGCGTTGCCCACCTGAGCGACGGCCCGCTGCACATCAAGTTCGAACTGCCGAAAAAAACGACCTGGAACCAAGATAGGGCGCGCGAGCTTGCCGCGCACATCGTGGCCTCCGGCGACACGGTCGAGCACTACTTCGACATCAAGTTCTCGGTGCCCGAATCCCGCTACACGAACTGGCCGCCGGCGCTGCAGCGCCAGTTTGCCGCTGCCCGCACCGTGGATTCCGGCAAGCCGTCTTTCACGCTCTCCCTTGATTCGGAGTAACGGACATGAGCGCAATCATTCCTTTTCAGTTTGACGATCGCGCGGTTCGTACCGTGGTCGATGATAAAGGCGAGGTGTGGTTCGTCGGCAAGGACGTGGCCACCGTATTGGGGTACGCGGATACGGTCAATGCGCTTAAGCAGCATTGCCGTGGGGTGGTGAAACGCCACCCCATCCTCGACAGCCTGGGTCGCTCGCAGGACGTCCGGATTATCTCCGAGCCTGATCTGTTCCGTCTGGTCGTGAACAGTAAACTTCCTGACGCCGAGCGGTTCGAGCGTTGGGTGTTCGAGGACGTCCTGCCGGCGATCCGCAAGACCGGCGGCTATGCCATTGCTGGTACGCGGGCCGCCGTGCCTGCGCCAACCCTCGACCGCGTGTCCGCGATCCTGCTGATCGGCGAAGCGGTCGCTAAGGTGCCCGGTGTCAAAACAGGCATCGCCATGGCGGCGACGTTGACCTGCATCCAGGAAAACACCGGCCTGACCACGGAGGTGCTGCGCCGGGCCTTGCCTGCCGCCGACGCGCCGATTTGTTCGCTCAATGCCACCCAACTCGGCAAGTTGCTCAACCGGTCGGCGAAGGCGACGAACCAGTGGCTGGCCGCCTGTGGCTTCCAGGTGCGAAATGACCGCGACGAGTGGGAACTGACCGCGACGGGAGAATCTTGGGCCGAGGCCATGCCGTTTTCGCGCAACGGACATTCCGGCTACCAGATCCTCTGGAATCCGTTGGTCGCCGAGCAGATCAAGGAGCGGGCGTGATGGACAGAGGGCTTCACATCATCACCGCCGACGAACGCCTTGCGGAAAAAAGCGGCGCCAAGCTGGCCCTGCTCGGCAAAAGTGGCATCGGCAAGACCAGCCAGCTCCGCACCCTGCCCGAGTCTACGACGCTGTTTGTCGATCTCGAGGCCGGCGATCTCGCCGTCAAGGCATGGCGCGGCGACTGCATCCGGCCCGCCACCTGGCCGGATTTCCGCGACCTCGTCGTGTTCCTCGCGGGGCCGAATCCGGCGCTACCGCCGGATGCGCCATTCTCCGAGGCGCATTACCGGCGCGTCTGCGAGAGCTACGGCGATCCGGCGCCGCTGACGAAGTACGACACCTATTTCGTCGACTCGATCACCGTGCTTTCGCGCCTGTGCCTGACCTGGGCTAAGACGCAGCCGCAGGCTATCTCCGACCGTACCGGCAAACCGGATACCCGGGGCGCCTACGGACTGCTCGGTACCGAGATGATTGCTGCATTGACGCATTTGCAGCATGCGCGGGACAAGAACGTCATCTTCGTCGCCATCCTCGACGAGCGCTTGGACGACTTCAACCGACGCGTCTTTGTGTCTCAGATCGAGGGTTCGAAGACCGCGCTGGAACTGCCCGGCATCGTCGATGAGGTGGTGACGCTGGCCGAGCTCAAAACCGACGAGGGCGATCTCTACCGCGCCTTCGTCTGCCAAACCCTGAACCCCTGGGGCTATCCCGCCAAAGACCGCTCCGGCCGACTCGACCTCGTCGAGGAGCCGAACCTCCTGAAGCTCATCCGCAAATGCGCTGGCGACAACGCCGCCATCCATCACTGAAAGGACACGTAATGAACACCTGGACCGATTTTAACGACGCCGAACAACAGCAGGGCTTTGATCTCATCCCGAAGGGGGCGACCGTCAAAGTGCGCATGACCATCAAGCCGGGGGGGCACGACGACCCCGCCCAGGGGTGGGCCGGGGGCTACGCGACGGAGAGCTTCGATACCGGCAGCGTCTACCTTGCCTGCGAATTTGTTGTGCTGGAAGGGCCATTCGCCAAACGCAAGATGTGGTCGAACATCGGCCTGCAGTCGCGGAAGGGACCGACCTGGGGCCAGATGGGGCGTAGCCTGATCCGCGGCATCCTCAATTCCGCCCGCAACGTCCATCCCCAGGACAACTCGCCCCACGCGGCGTCCGCCCGGCGCATCCAGGGATTCCACGAGTTGGACGGCATCGAGTTCCTGGCCCGCGTTGATGTGGAAAAGGATGCCAAGGGCGAGGACCGCAACGTGGTGAAGCTGGCTGTCGAGCCCGATCACAAGGACTACGCGTCTTTGATGGGGGCGGCTTCCTCGGTCCCGTCCGGCGGCCGTGCCGGAGTCTCCACGCCGGCGGCACCTCAACCGGCGGCCACGCCACGTCCGGCCGTCCCCGGCAAACCTGCCTGGGCCCAGTGAGGCGTACGGTCATGAAAGGGAAACGCTGCGGCAATTGCCGCCATCTCGACCGCTCGAGCGCCAGCGATATCGGTGGTTTGCGCATCGCCCGCTGCCGCCATCCGAAGGGCGTGCGGATTGGCACAACCCCCATTCGTAACGACTACGTCGAGCTCGATGCCTGCTGTGCCAGGCACGCCGTCCGTCCTCGTCAGGGCGCGCAGCCGGGAGGCTGCCATGCATGAGCGGCAAATGCTGGGTCTGCAAACGGCAGGCGCGGGGGTTCGGCCATTCGGATGGCCGTTTCAAGATCGCCGACCCCCGGCGCTATCCGCTCGACTGGGTGTTCTGCAGCCGACGCTGCCAGGACATTTTTCATGCGTTTTACGGGCGGCGATTGGCGACCGAGGACCGCGGGGAGGCGCTCATGGTTGATGCGAGCGAGATCGAAATTGCGGCGATGCGCGATTGCCTGAAGGCCTTCGGTGAGACGGCGGAGCAAATCGGCTTCGACAAACCGCTCGGGGCGTATTCCGAAGTGGAGGCGATGACGGTGGTTGATGCCATTGTCACGCGCTACACGGAGGCGCTGACCGAACATCACGAACGGGCAAGCACGCCGCCGCTGCGCGGCTTGCCGGCCGCAGCGGTTGTGCGCGATCCGTTCGCGGACTTGAAGGATGACCTGCCGTGGGACGAGCCGAAGGGAGGGGCGCGATGATGGACTTCAATTCCTCATCGAGCGTTTCGGGGCAGGTGACTGCCTTGGTCGACGCCGGAATGCAGCAGGCTCGCGCCCGGCAGACAGAACGCCAGTATCTCGGGGCCTCACGTCTCGGCGTGGCTTGCGAGCGTGCGCTGCAGTTCGAGTACGCCAAGGCGCCCATCGACAACGGGCGCGACGTCCCGGGCCGGATGCTGCGCATCTTTGAGCGTGGCCATGTGATGGAGGACTGCATGGTGGCGTGGCTGCGGGACGCCGGTTTCGACCTGCGCACTCGCAAGGCCAATGGCGAACAGTTCGGCTTCTCGGTGGCCGACGGTCGCCTGCAGGGGCATGTCGACGGTGTCATCGTCGCCGGCCCCGAAGGTTTTGCCTATCCCGCGCTCTGGGAATGCAAATGCCTGGGCCACAAGTCCTGGAGCGACCTGGAGAAAAAGGGGCTGGCCGTCTCAAAACCCATCTACGCCGCGCAAGTGGCGATCTATCAAGCCTATCTCGAATTGCACGAGCACCCGGCGATCTTCACGGCGCTCAACGCCGACACGATGGCGATCACCGCGGAGCTCGTGCCCTTTGATGCGGCGCTGGCCCAGCGCATGTCGGATCGGGCGGTGAAGGTCATCACGGCCACCGCGGCAGGAGAACTCCTGCCGCGCGCCTTCCATGACCTGACCCACTTCGAATGCCGGATGTGTGCATGGCAAGACCGCTGCTGGAGCACGACATGAACACGCACACGCAATCGCAAGAAATGATCGCCGAGGAAGACGCGATGATCGATGCCAGACAGGCCAGCTTCGCACTCAGGTTGCCCTACTACTGGTTCGCCGATCCGAAGATGCGTACGGCAAAGCGCATTCCTCACTATCTGCTGTCGCGCCTGGTTCGCTTCCGGCTCTCGGAACTGGAAGTCTGGTATCGACAGAACGGAACGGTCGGCGGCGCCGGCAAGACCGGCACGGAGGGCCGCCATGACTGACTACCGCGTTCAGATCAAGGTCAGAAATGCGCGCCTGTTGCGTGCCATTGAACAGGCAGGCCATCAACCCGGGCAGATATTTGCGGGCGAGGTCGGCATCAGTTACACGTGCCACCTCTTGCCCTACCTTAACCTCAAGCGCGCGCCGTTTGATGAGAGCGGAGACCTCCGGCCCTGCGCAGAGAAACTCTGTGTCTTCCTCAACTGCCTGCCGGACGAATTGTGGTCAGAGGAGCAGTACAACCCGTTGGTCACGAACGCGGCCGAAATCGAGCTTTCAGCCGCCCGTGTTCATGAGTTGCTCGCCCGTCCGCCAAGCTGCACCGACCCGCTCCGTCTGCTGGAGAAGAAACAGGCGGCCCAGGCGGTCGACAGCCTGCTCGATACGCTCACGCCACGCGAGGCGGAGGTGCTGCGGTTGCGCCATGGCATCGATGGCGAGTCGATGAACCTCGAGGAAATCACCAAGGTGATGGGATGCAGCCGTGGGCGGATCGGGCAAATCGAGGTCAAGGCGCTGCGCAAGCTGCGTGCGCCTGAACGCCAAACGGTACGGATGGACACTGTCGTGGAGGCGCCATGATCGATTTTAATGACACCTCCCTGGTGGCGTCTGGCGGCCGCGAGGTGGAGCGCGAATCCCTCCGCGCCGACGTGATGGCTCGGCTGGATTCGGTGCTGACCACGCTATTTCCTGCGGGAAAAAAGCGCAAGGGAAAATTCCTGATCGGCGACGCATTGGGCAGTCCCGGCGATAGCCTCGAGGTGGTGCTCGATGGCGACAAGGCCGGGCTCTGGACGGATCGCGCCACCGGTGATGGTGGCGACATCTTCACCTTGATTGGCGGGCATTTCGGCATTGATGTCCACGCCGATTTCCCACGGGTGCTGGAACAATGCGCCGACTTGCTCGGACGGGCCCGGTCAGTGCCGACACGCAAAACCCGAAAGGACGCCCCGGTCGACGAGCTGGGACCGGCCACGGCCAAGTGGGACTACCTAGACGCCAGTAGGCGCCTGATCGCGGTGGTTTACCGCTACGACCCGCCCGGGCAAAAAAAGCAGTTCCGGCCGTGGGATGCCAAGCGGCGCAAGATGGCTCCACCCGATCCGCGCCCGCTCTACAATCAGCCGGGGATGACGGATGCTGCGCAGGTCGTGCTGGTCGAGGGTGAGAAATGCGCGCAGGCCTTGATCGATGCCGGCATCGTGGCGACCACGGCGATGCACGGTGCGAACGCCCCCATCGACAAGACCGACTGGTCGCCGCTGGCCGGCAAGGCGGTGCTGATCTGGCCCGATCGCGACAAGCCGGGCTGGGAGTACGCGGCACAGGCAGCACAGGCGGTGTTGGCCGCAGACGCGAAATCCTGCCACATCCTGTATCCCCCCGAGGATGCGCCGGAGGGCTGGGACGCCGCGGACGCCATTGCCGAGGGCTTTGATGTCGCCACCTTTCTCACCCACGGCCCGCGCCTGCAAATGCACGACGTGGCCGACACGGATGAGCCCGTGGTCGGTAGCGACGAATCTGTCTGGGGTACGGAGGATGCGCTGGCGCTGGCCTTTACCCGGCGCTACCACCGCGACTGGCGCTACGTAGCGCCCTGGGGCCGCTGGCTGGTGTGGGACGGTCAGCGCTGGCGCACCGAGGAGACGCTCGCCGCCACTGATCTCATCCGCAGCGTCTGTCGCCAGACCGCCTTGCGCGCCGATAACCCCAAAGTCGCCGCGAAGCTGGCCAGCGCGGGTACCGTCAGTGGTGTAGAACGGCTGGCGCGTGCCGACCGCCGGCACGCCGCGACCACCGATGAATGGGACGCCGACCCGTGGCTGCTCAACACCCCAGGGGGTGTAGTTGATCTCAAGACCGGACGCAAGCGGGCCAACGAGCGCTCAGACCGGATGACCAAGATCACCACGGCCACGCCGAATGGCGAATGCCCGCAGTGGATGGCATTCCTGTCCGATGTCACCGGCACCGATGGCGACCTGCAGGACTATCTGCAGCGGATGGTCGGCTATTGCCTGACGGGCGTGACCAGTGCGCATGCCCTGTTCTTCTTGTACGGCACCGGAGCCAACGGCAAGAGCGTGTTTGCCAACGTCATCGGCACCATCCTCGGTGACTACGCCGCCACGGCATCAATGGACACCTTCGTCGAAACGCGTGGTGACCGCCACCCGACCGATCTGGCCGGGCTGCGTGGTGCGCGCTTCGTGACGGCCATCGAAACCGAGCAAGGACGGCGCTTGAACGAATCCAAGGTCAAGGCCATCACGGGCGGCGACAAGATCTCCGCGCGCTTCATGCACAAGGATTTCTTCGAGTACACGCCGCAATTCAAGCCGGTGATCGTTGGCAATCACAAGCCCGCGATTCGCAACATCGATGAAGCAATGCGGCGACGGCTGCACATGATTCCGTTCACGGTGACGATCCCGCCTGAGCGGCGCGATCCGCGTTTGACGGAAAAGCTGCTGGCCGAACGTGACGGCATTCTCGCCTGGGCTGTGGCCGGATGCCTGGCATGGCAGCGTGAGGGCCTGAAGCCGCCGGCCTGTGTGCAGGCGGCGACCGAGGAGTACTTCGAGGCCGAGGACGCCATGGGCCGCTGGATCGATGAGCGCTGTGTGCGGGAGGCCAATGCCAAGTCGCTGACCGCGGAGCTGTTTACGGACTGGAAGCACTGGGCGGAAGCATCCGGCGAGTTTATCGGTTCGCAGCGCCGTTTTTCCGATCTGCTGATCACCCGGGGGATCGAGAAGTGGCGCAACAGTGTGGGGGTGCGCGGCTTTCAGGGCATTGGCCTGAAGGATCCGCCCGCACCGTCTTACACCCCCTACGCGGACAACTGATCCCCATGAAACCACGCGGTCTGACGCAACTGACATGGCTGAACGTAACTTCTCTATACGCGTGCACGTGCGCGCGCCTCACGGAGAAGTTATGTCTGACTGCGTCCGATGCGTCAGGCCCGCCACGACAAGGACTGACTCCATGAGCACCACCATCCTCGCCCTCGACCTGGGCACCACTACCGGCTGGGCGCTGCGCGACAGCACCGGCTACATCGCCAGCTGCTCGGAGTGCTTCAAGCCCCGGCGCTTCGAGGGCGGCGGCATGCGCTTCCTGCGCTTCAAGCGCTGGCTCACCGAGATCAATCAGGCCTGCGACGGCATCGACTGCCTGTACTTCGAGGAAGTGCGCCGCCATGCGGGCGTCGACGCCGCCCACGCCTACGGTGGGTTCCTGGCGACGCTCACCGCTTGGTGCGAGCAGCATGACATTCCTTACCAGGGTGTGCCGGTGGGCACGATCAAGAAACACGCGACCGGCAAGGGCAATGCGAGCAAGAACGAGATGGTGGCATCCATCCGGGCTCGTGGCCACAAGCCTATCGATGACAACGAAGCCGATGCGCTGGCGCTGCTGCACTGGGCCATCGAGACACAGGAGGTGTGAGATGAAGATTCCGGCACAGCACTACCGCTGCCCGCTCGATCGCAGCTCTTCCCGAGAGGATCCGGAGAGCATCAAACGCCAGGGCTGGCGCGACCAGCACATCCTCGTGGTGTCCGAAGAGGACAAGCGGTTGGACTTCGTCGAGCGCGAGTTCGTGCGCCGACTTGGAGAACGATTGTATGGAGGGACGCGCCATGACTGAATGGACGATGGACGACGTGGCGGCTCGGTTTGCCGAGGCGGCCGAGACGGGACGGCGACTGCCCCGGGTCAGGGTACAGGGCTACTTCAACGTGTGGCCCGCCTTCGTGCGCGATGGGTGGGAAGGGTTCGACGACAAGGACTACGAATACCGGCCGCTCCCCCCAACTCCCGAGGCTATCGAACGGATGCTGGAGACGATGCGCTGGATGCCGTGGCTCACGGTGGAACAGCGGCATCTGGTGTGGATGCGTGCGAAGGACTACGAGTGGAAAGTCATCTGTCGTCGCCTCGGGTGCGACCGCACGACGGCCTGGCGGAGGCGGCAGAAAGCACTGGAGATTGTGGCAGTCCGGCTCAATAGCGGTGCTTTGCCAATTTTTGCCAAAAAAGGTAGCATGGCCCCATGAGCACCATGAACATATCCCTACCCGATACACTCAAGATCTTCGTCGATGATCAGGTCAGTCAGCGCGGCTACGGCACCAGTAGCGAGTACGTGCGTGAACTGATCCGCAAGGATCAGGACCGGCAGAAACTGCGCGGTTTGCTGCTGGCCGGGGCTGCCTCCGCGCCGACGGGGCCCGTCGATGGGGACTACTTTGATGCGCTGCGCGCCCGCGTGCGAAGCGCGCAGAGATGAAGGCCAAGCCGGTTATCCCGAGAGCGCTCGCTAGGCAGGACGTCGAAAATGCAGTCAGTTACTACCTGAACGAGGAGGCCGAGCAAGCTGCGCTCGGTTTCATCGACGCACTGGCGCAGGCTTACGCCCACATTGGCCGTCACCCCGGCACCGGTTCCCCGCGTTACGCCCACGAACTCGATTTGCCTGGCCTACGTAGTTGGCCGTTGAAGCGCTACCCGCACCTTGTGTTTTACGTCGAGCGTACCGACCACATTGATGTTTGGCGCGTGCTGCATGGCCTACGGGATATTCCGGCATGGTTGCGTGAGGATGTCACCCCACCGAGTTCCTGATCGGAGCGGCGTGATTACATGAAGACGAGGTCGGCACGATGCGCTCACGCGAAGTAATGCATTCAGGGCTCACGCCTGAGCGGCTTGAGTTGTTGCGGAAGGCCATCGCCGACGGGCTGGCCCGTGGAACTGCACGTTCCGCTGACGAGGTATTTGACCGCCTTGAAAAGAAGTACCAAGCGGTGCAAGCTCAAGATGGCAACGGTTTCCCCAAGAGGCCAGCAACGTAAGCCCAGAAGGCATTGCTGCTCGTGGCCTGTCATTTGAACATCCAACAGACAGGAGTTCCCATCTGTCCGAACTGGAGAGTCAGACAGGGCAATACATCCCTTGAATGTCCCTGATTTAAGGCTTCCGGGCATTCTGTGATGAAACGGGCATGCAACACAACGGCCGGAATTTGCTAGGATGACGGCTATGATCTGGCGAGCGGTGTAGGTGACGCAGCGGCACCGGCCGTCCTCAGCAGATGATCCCCGGTGTAGTCAGGGTGGTTCAGTCGTAGTGATACCGGCAGGCGATGATCACCAGGTCATCGCCATCGACGCAATAGACGAGACGGTGCGTGTCGTCGATACGGCGTGACCAGAAACCGGAGAGGTTTTCTTTCAGGGGCTCAGGTTTACCGATGCCGTCGAAGGCTTCCCGCAGGCAATCCCGGATCAGACCGTTGATCCGTTTCAGTGTCTTGCGGTCCTGCCCTTGCCAGTACTGGTAATCCTCCCAGGCGGCGAGCGTCCAGGTGATGCGGCTAGGCATCCGCCAAGTCCTGCGCCTTGACCTTGCCCTTGCGGTATTGCTCGATTGAACGCGCTAAGTGAGCCGCATTGACCGGCGACTTCAACAGATGAACCGTCTCCATGAGGCTGTTGAAGGTGTCGAGCGACATCACCACCGCATCGGAGGCGTCACGCCGGGTAATCACCGTATAGTCAGCATCGTCGCTGACCTGGTCGATGATGGACTTGAGGCTGTTACGGGCATCTGAGAAATTGACAACGCGCATGGCTTTTACCTGTTCAATATACAGTACAAGTCTAGCCGAGCTGACGCGTCAAGGCAAGCGACGGAATTGGCCCCCGTTGCCACGATTTTGATGGGTCCTTCCTGGCCAAAATCCCATGCGGGGGGCGACAGCGCGGCGCTTTTTTAGCGTCAGGGTGCGAACCCAGGTTCGCACGGTTCGCAGTTCGCACACCGCCAGTTCGCACCCATCCCCAAAACCCGCCCACGGTTTCCGTCGGCGGGTTCGTTATTTTCAGGACGCCATTGTTGAACACGCTCACCGTCGAGTACCGCAAGGTCGAGGCGCTGATTCCCTACGCCCGCAATCCGCGCACGCATTCCGAAGCGCAGATCGCCAAGATCGCCGCCAGCATCGTCGAATACGGTTGGACGAACCCGATCCTGGTCGATGGCGACGACGGCATCATCGCGGGCCACGGTCGTCTGGCGGCGGCCCGCAAGCTGGGCCTGGATCAGGTGCCGGTGATCGAACTGGCGCATCTGACATCGGCGCAGAAGCGCGCGCTGGTCATTGCCGACAACCGGCTGGCACTCGATGCCGGTTGGG